AAAAAAATTTAATATATAGAGGTGAAAAGTGAAGGAAAAAATTATTATTATCGATTTTGGTTCGCAATATAGCCAGCTAATTGCCAGAAGAATTAGGGAAATGGAAGTTTATTGCGAAATTGTGCCTTTAATTGATATTGAGAAAATAAAAAGCGGGAAAGAAAAGGTAAAAGGGATTATATTTTCTGGAGGGCCTGCTTCAGTTTACGAAAAAGATGCTCCAACTGTAAATCCTGAAGTATTTAACCTAAATCTTCCTATTCTGGGAATCTGTTACGGAATGCAGCTAATTACGCATTTAAATGGCGGAAAAGTTGAAAAGGCTGATTCAAGGGAATTTGGAAAGGCTGTCTTGGAAGTGGGAAATAATGATAATCCATTATTTACAGGAGTTAAAAAATCTTCTAACATCTGGATGAGCCACAATGACCACATCACAGAATTGCCAAAAGGTTTTGAAGTAATTGCAAAAACAGATTCTTCAATCGCAGCAATTACAAATAACAATGGAATTTATGCATTGCAATTCCATCCAGAAGTAGTTCATTCTGAATGTGGAACTCAAATTTTGGAAAATTTTGTATTTAACATTTGTAAATGTGAAAAAAATTGGAAAATTTCAAGTTTTATTGCCGAAAAGACAAAATTTATAAAGGAAACTGTTGGAGATGAGCACGTGCTTCTTGCACTTTCTGGAGGTGTAGATTCATCAGTTGCCGCAGTCCTTATTAACAATGCGATTGGACATCAGCTTACTTGCATGTTTGTAGATACTGGACTTTTGAGAAAAGATGAAGGTAAAAAAGTATTGGAATACTACAAGGAACATTTTGACTTGAATATTGTATTTGTTGATGCAAAAGACAGATTTCTAAATAAATTAAAAGGTGTAGATGAACCTGAAGCTAAAAGAAAAATCATTGGAAATGAATTTATTGAAGTATTTAATGAAGAAATCAGAAAACTTAAAGGTCAAGAAGGTGCAAAATTTTTGGCACAGGGAACAATTTATCCAGATGTTATTGAATCTCAGTCTATAAAAGGACCTTCTCACACAATAAAATCTCACCACAATGTTGGAGGATTGCCAGAAGATTTGCAATTTGAATTATTGGAACCTTTGAAGGAATTATTTAAGGATGAAGTCAGAAAAGTAGGACATGAGCTTGGACTTCCTGACACAATTATAAAAAGACATCCATTCCCAGGTCCAGGACTTGGAATCCGTGTAATTGGAGAAGTGACACCTGATAAAGTAAAAATTCTTCAGGAAGCTGATGACATTTTCATTACTGAATTGATGGAAAAAGGGCTTTATGATAAAGTAGATCAGGCATTTGTAACATTGTTACCTGTAAAAACTGTCGGAGTAATGGGAGATCAAAGAACTTATGAATTTGTAGCCGCTATTCGTTCAGTAAATACAATCGACTTTATGACAGCCACTTGGTCAAAATTGCCTTATGAATTTTTGGAAGAAGTGTCAAACAAGATTATAAACAAAGTAAATGGAATCAATAGAATTGTGTATGATATTTCTTCTAAGCCACCTGGAACAATTGAGTGGGAATAATCAATAGAATTAATTTTAATGCGTTGTTTATTTACTTTGACAATATCAATAAAATATAAAAGTACTAAAAAGGTACTAAAATTCAAAAAGAGGCATATTTCAGCCTCTTTTGTTATTATCATATTTAGTTGCTATTTTTCTCCATTTCTCTATAATCACCCAAAGTACTTGCCATTACGTTTTGCACAATTTCATTATCTTTAGATAATATTGTTTCTATTAAATTGCTTCTATATTTATTTAAAATATTTAACATTTCAATATTTCCTGTCATTTTTAATCCTGTTTCCAGTACTCCTAGTTCCCATTCTATATATTTTTTAGCATCATTTCCAAATTCCTTTTTTATTTCACTTACTAAAAAATGTCTATAATTCTTTTTTGCAAAATCGTTCTTTTGTTTTATTTTTCTCATTTCCTCTCCTTTCACAAGACTATTATACAACATGTTTTATATTTTACCAATAACTTTTTTATAAAATATAGATAAGATATTTTAATGATGTTGGAGATTTAAAATTTTCGTATTTTTTTACCACTTTATTTTAAAAATATTGTGACTTTTTTATTCCACAAAAAAAGATAGCCATTTCTGGCTACCCTAATTTTTACAAAAATAATTTTACGAGTTTTTTCTTATTTTTCTTTACAGTTTCATCACTTTCTTCAAATACTCCGAATCTGTCGAATCCAACAGTTATCATTAAAGCGATAAAGTTTGTACTTATCAGAAGTATTAAATCTTCCGTCTTCGACTTTTCTTCTATAGAATCAAATATTTCTTTTTCGCTTTCACTCTTCAACTCGTTCCGTAATAAATTCAGATTCTGTCTTCTTTGATAGCCTCTTAATTTCAGAGTGATTGCTGAATTTAAAAATATCAGTGCAAACATTACGATTGCAAACTTCCTACTTCTGTGATATATTTTCATCTTTATCATCTCTCTTCTTGACAAATCCGAACTTTTCCAGCATTAGCTCCAAAAATCCTTTGCTGATTCCGTATCTTTTCTGATTGATCGTTTCCATTACAGCTTCCCCAAAAAATCCCAGCACAGGACTCCAAGGATATAAAAAACCAGCATTGAAATGTCCTACAACCTTATTAAGAGATAAGGCGATAGCCATTGTCATTCCAGCAACGGCTATACGCTTGATGTACGGCTTTACTGGCTGGTTGTCTATCATTTTCTGTGCCACTACTCCAAACAGCACTCCTGAAAAGAACAGTATAAGGAAAAGTCCGTGATTGTCTATTATTACCTTCAAATCCTCTATCATTGATTATGCTCCTTATATTCCTATCGCTGTTTTTTCTTCTCCAAGTATTTTATGTATTATTTCATCTACATTTACAGTTTTTTCAATTGTTTCAGCACCCTTTAGTAATAAATCTTCAGTAAATTTCTCAATGTCATCAGGAATATATGGATTGTTTATCTCTTGCGCTTTTTTTATAAAATCCTTAAACTTCCCAAAAAAGTTATTCTTAACAGCTTCCAGTTTTTCTATTCCTTTTTTAGCTCCAAAAATTATTTCCTTTTCTAGTACTTCTTTTCTGGTAAAATCTACCAGCATTCCTATTAAAATTACTTGTAACTGTTTATCCATTTTTATCATCTCCTATTTTATTCTTTTTCTTAAAATGTTTGCATATTTAGTCATTATTTCCCTTTGTTCTTTTAACAATTCTTGTCCTTCCAAATCTATTGTTTTAAAAATATCATTTTTTTCAATGAAGTTATTCAATTTTTCGATTTTAAAATTCAAATCTTCCAGTTCTTTTCTTAATCTTGATTTATAATCGTTCATTTTTATTGCTCCCTTTTCCTTATCTTTCTTAATATCCATTCTAAGCCACCTAGCAAGCCCTACAGTCAATTTTAACTCACTAGGCAACCTTTCTATCAAAAATCTTTTTTGACATTCTCATACGGCTTGTAATAAAGTCATTTTTTAATTGTTTTTCCAATAATTCTTTACTGCCGCTACATAATATTTTGCAAGCTCCTTTTTGGTTACTTCCAATTTTTCCATGTCTTCTGAATTTGTTATAAATCCGCTTTCAACTATGACACAAGGCGTTGAAGTTTTTCTCAAAAGAGTTGCCCCTCTGTCTTCATAATTACGAGGCAAGATTTTTCTATCTTTCAAATGTGTTGCTTCAATATTAGCTTCTTGCATATATTCCGCCAGTTCTTTACTTCTTTTTGAGTTGTGCCAATATAACATTTCAGCACCTGAAGCTGTTTTATCAGCTGCATTTAAATGAAATGATAGTGTCACATCTCCTTTATTTGCAAGTCCATTTATCTTTTGTGGCAAAGTAGAATAGTATTCTTGATAAACTACAACATACTCTACACCTTGATTTTCACATTCTTTTTTTACATAGTTTTCCACAAAATCCTTATTCCAAGCGTGTTCCTCAAAACCATTTCCACACGCTCCTGGATCTCTTTTCACTCCACCATGTCCTACATTCAATATTACTTTCATTTATATCATCTCCTTCAAGTATTTTTCTTTTCTATCAACACGATTCAACCATCCAGTCAAAAAATCTTGTTGTGTTTTATCCTTACTTACTAAATATTTATAAAAATTTCTTTGCATTTCATGATATTCTTTCAAAAAAGTTTCAGGATTTATTTTATTAATAGCTTCAACTGTCTTTGGTCCAATTATTCCATCTACAGTTAAATTTGAACCAAATTTATTTGCTACAATCTGGGCTTTCTTCTTTCCTGTTTTTCCACTATTTACAATCCAGTCAAAAATTGAAAGAGCTATTTTATCACTTACTATTTTGTCAAGATGATTCCCCTTGTAGTATATTTTTTCATAAATTTTTTCGGCATGTGATTTTTTAAATTTTCTCATATCTCCTGTATACCCTAGATACGTTTTAGCGTCTTCGTGTGTTATTCCAAAATTTGTTGCTCCACCTTTATCATTTTTATCATTAGTATAACCGCCTTCAACTTTAAAGATATAATCTAAAAATTTATTAAATCTGTCGTTCATCTATGCCACTTCCTTTTTCTTTTATTAATTCCATATTTTTTAAATATTTAAACAATTTGGACGGATTAAATTGATAGCCAATCCTGTCTTTTAATGATTTCAATTTATATGTCAAGGTGAACTGTAAAGCATAATCTATTGCATTTAAACAAAACTCACTGCAAAAATATCTATCGTCATCTTGCACCTTATTAGCATAAAAAAACTGTCCTAAAATCCCTAAATAATCATATCCCTTGCCTTGTGCTGTTTTAAAAAACTCAATAATATCTTTTGCATCAATATTACTATCTAACTCATAAATATCCATATTTTTCAAATATTTAAATTTTTGTGTTCTTACTCCTCCAGGATTAGATAAAAATACTTGATTATTGTAAATAAATTCGGCATGTGAATATTTTCCAAATGTCCACAATGCTATTAAATGTCCTACAAGATGCTTAGGTTTGTGAAAACATATATATAGCTTGTCTTTTTCTAATTCCATAATTTCTCCCTCTACATATTTTTATATGCTTTTTCATACTCTTCTTTTGCATTGTATTTTTTTAATTCCTCGTCAGTTAGATTTTCCAAACGATGAGTCAAAAATGTTTCTGCAGCCATTGATTTAGTAGTCTGTTCTTGCATTATGTTTGCCATTTTCATCATGTCCTGTATAGTTAAATTTACATATTTCTCACTATTTTCCTTTGTATAAAATTTCCAATTCTCAAAAGTTGTTTTCTTCAATGCTTGGCACATTACGACAATTCTTGTTAAATTTGATTGATCTATACTCCTGTTATTTTGCAAATATGCCACACCATCAACTTCAAATTCAAATGGTGCAATATCACGCTCCACTCTTAAATCGTATAATTCTTTTTTTATTTCTTCTATTTTTTTGTCTCGATTAAATACAATTTTACCATTTTTAATAGTTTCATAATTCTGTAATTCTACAACTTTTCCATCCACAAAATACAAATTTGGATTTACTTTTACATCCTGATATTCTATTTCTTCTACTACATCTCCAACCATTGTTGGTGCTATCATAGTGGCATCTATATTTGTGCTTAAAACCAAATAAGTTTCCTTGTTGTACATTACTTTTAAAGTGTCGGTCTTGAATTTTTTTAATTCTTCATACCAATCTTTATTATCTTTATCAAATATGGCAATGTATTTCATACCATCTTCAAATTGTTTCGCTTCAGTTCTATCTACTATAAATTTCATTTTTACCTCCTTCTATGCAAATCCTATGTTTAACCATTGTCCGTTTCTAAAAAATTGCAACGCCCTCAATTGTGCATAATCACCTGTTCCCAGAACAGAATTAGCATCATGGTTTCTTATACCTGTTACCACATAACCGCCTCTTTCAGTAGATGTATTTACACCCCACAGAGGTAACTCCATAAAACCTGCAAGTCTGATGTCTCTTATATAATTCTGCCACTTATCATTATTATCTTGGTTACGTAAATCATACAAATGCTGTGTCCTGTTCCAAGCGTCATCAGCTCTTCCTCGTGCTGCGTTTACATTTCCATCTATCACGTTCATACGATTATCTCTTGCAGCCATATCGTGATTATCCATGATTTCACACCAGTTTCCTCCGTTACGATTTGGAACTTTATAATAAGCTCTTCCTCCATTTACATGAAAACAGCCCATATAGTCACCATTTTCAAGATACATATACAGATGTCGTGGTGCCCAGCAGTCAGTATTATTGCCTCTTAGTACAAAGTCGCTATTACTACTATTCCTATATCCTTTTGAAAATGGAATATATGGTGTCAAATCAGGTTTTGGAGCTTCTAGTTTTATTTTATCGCTTATCGTATTAAGAGTTACTATTCCTGCTGTTATGTCTGTTGCTACATCTGTATATTTTACCCTCTTAATTAATTCATCATCTATTATTTTATTGTCTTCAACAAAATCAATTCGCTTCGGATATTCATTCCCAAGCCATTGATTGAGTCCTAAACTTGTCTTGTTTTTCGCCGGCATTCTAAATCACTTCCCTTACTCTTTATATTTTTCTCTATCTTCCCAATTTAAATTTAACAAATCCCAAGAATCCCAAGTTTTATTGTATCTATCAAACTCATCCCAGGTCATATAACTGTAAACTATTTTATAACCCAAATGGGCAGGTTTATTTAATTCAATAAAATTAATAAAATTTTTTAAATTGGGCGGCACTCCGTAAATACTTGTAAATCTTATAATAAAATAGTATTCGTTAAACACTTCTGTTA